CTAGAGCATCACCTTTTGCCTGACGAGTGGCAGAACCACCTGTGTAGTCAGTACCAAGAGTAATACCGTTACCAGTTTTACCTGTGTTATGAGAAAGAGCTAAAGGCTCAGAAGAAACACTGGCAGCAGCGAAGATCATTCTCGCTACACGCTTGTCATATTCTTTAGCTAATGCACGACCAAGTTCCTTTGTATAAACCTGACGAACATCGAAGTAAGACATTAGTTCGTCTACTTCTAGTACCGCAACATCAGCAATCATCAATGCGTCAAGGCTGATAACCTTCTCATTTAAGTCAGAAGGATCATTACCCGTTCCATCGATTACGGAACCTGGTTGGTGGTACCGAGCTAAAAGCTTTCCTGTCACTGGAAAAGCAACCGATTTTCCTCCTCGGATGTTCCTTTCCCTAGTCTTACCTTTGAAAACTGTTGAAGTTTCAAAAGCGTCTAAAACCTCGGCAGCACCGAGTTTGAGCATTAAAGCTCTGTCTGTGTCTAAGCCAGATGCACCAGCCCCCCAAGTAGCGGCGGAGCCTCGAATCTGACCAACACGACTGAGAACAACAGCCATGAGATTGGTTAGTTAGATGAAAAAAATACTTTTTAGATCGCTCATACCATTGCTCTCACAGGTTATCCGCCTAAACGGGCCTGGTGCTTTGGATGCTATCTGATAACTAAGTTATCAAAAAACATCAGAATTTGCCATTATTTGTGCAACTTTTTGCTGATAAGCTTCATCAATATCGTATAACCTTTGTCCTTTATCGTTCCTTTTATTCATCGCATCTAATACTTGCTGCTTACTTGTGTACTTTTGAACGCTTGGCTCAGTTCCACCCCCGTATAGTTTTGGCTCTACAACAGCATTAGGATTACCCATCATTCCCTGCATTGCTCTTAACGCCCATATCGCCGCATCTTTATTGCTATCAGCAATCTTGTTGTACTCCTCAAGCATCCCTTTATCTAAATTCTTGCCTGCCCACTCAGTTACATCTTTGAACGCCTGATCGCCTCCAATTGCATTTCTGACATCTATGCCGTCTTGCTGGTTTAAGACTGGTGTATCGCCTTGTGATGCCTGTGCAGATTGAATGTAATTATCTATTACGTCTTTCGATACGTTAAAGACTTCAGCAAGAGCTTCATAAGAATCACTTACATCTTCTCCTGCATCGGCTCGTTGCATAACAGAAGCCATATCTACTCCTTTTTCAGCAAGAGCAGCTACATTTTCCTTTCCATAAAATTCACCAGCGGCTTCTGGCGTATAAGAAAATTCTTCAGTGGTTTCTGCTGGCTCTTCAGAGGAAGGAGTTCCAGGAGCTTCAGCCTCTTGAGACTGCCCCTTCATCCTCTCTAACTCTTGATAAGCCTTGATGACATCTTCTCTTGAGGCGTTCTGAAACTTCTCAGGGATAGAAGATTCACCTTCTTGAATTTGTTCAACAAGTTTCTCTTGCCCAGGGGCAATCATGCCCTCTTGTTGTTCTGGTACTGAAAGTTGTGGGGTTTCGGTCATGGTTGTTCAGGAGGTTGTTCTTGGGACATTTGCATGTCCTGTTGGGTTTGTGCCGCATTGGCAAGTTTTTGGGGATCTGCCATCCCGCCCTGCATTGCCTGAGCTATTAATGCTTGCTGTTGTTGTTGTTGCTGCTCTTGCATTAACTCTTGCTCTGACTTAACAAGGCCGACAATATCGATACCCATTGAGTACGCCAAACGCTTAATCATTTCTGACGGCTTGACGTACTGAGCTAAGGCTTCTGGCCCCATTGTCTGTCCAAGTGTTTGGACAAACCTCACTAACTGTTCAAGATCATTTCCTCTGCCGATGGCGGCTAAACCAACCGTCATAACTACCTTCACATAGTTCTCATCCATCTTTGGAACTTTGCCTTCTCTCTCTAAAATATTGAGCTTTCTGGAGACATAAGGATATTGAAATTCGCTCGTTAAAATAGAGTAAATAGAACCCAAAGAGTTCTCTATTTCCAAGGCTTGTAATCTTATTTCTTCTGCCGTAACTCTCTCTGCATCTCTAGGATTTGAAAGCATAAACGCCTGAGAAAGTCTTGCTTCTATTTGTTGTTTAGCCTGCATCGCTACTGACATGTCCTGACTCTTTTGAACTTGTAAAGCCAGTACATCATTAGGATCTCCCGTCACAAAACTTCCATTGGGAGCCTTTGCGAGATCAGCGGCCTTCGTAACCCCAGAAGGCTTAGTCAGAAACAAAATTTTTGAAGAGGCTAAGGCCGATTCCGCTAATGCTTGGCTTAACGCTTCTACTGTTTGAAGATCAGCTAGAGCAGCAGACTCGACATAAGAAACGCCATAACTTGCTCCATCAATCTTTGTCATTCGCAAGGGAATCCATGGAGAGACATCCACAGGAGAACGGCCCTCGGTGCCAGGGATAAGCTTGTTCTTTGCTTCTTGGTGCCAGTTAACTTTTCCTCCTTCCCATTTGATATGTGTATAGATACGGCACCGTTTTTCACGATTTGCTTTTCCAGGTAACTGCTCTTGGCTTTCAATTCCCTTAAGTTCATCATCTTCCTCCGATAACATTTCTTTTACAACGTCAGGCAATACCTCATAAGCCATTTCTTCAGCAACAACTGCCTGAAGCGGATTACCCATTGGATCTCTCTGCACAACAAACTTGTTGAGATGAAAGACCCTTAACCCTTCCGAGGAGACATAAAGCAAAGCATTACCGCTAACGAGTAGATGCAATAGCGCTTCATGGAAAACTGTTCGATCATTACTTGCTTCAATCTCTCTCAATACCATTCTTTCAATCTTGCTTAACGCTTCTTCTGTCTCTGATCGTTGCTCTGGTGTAACCCCTTCTTTTGCTAACTGACCTTCATCAAGTGAGAACCTAAAGAACTGTTGCGTTGGGGGCAGCAAGGCCAACAACATGCGTGACGCTAAGTTCAAAACACCTCTAGCGCCGATTCCATTCCAAGGAACTGGATAATCCTCTTTTGAGTCACTTGATAGATCATCAGAATCCTTGATTAGGTAGGGAATTGTTAGACGAGAACAACTCCTAGCCCGATCAAGGTAATAATTTCTTTCAAGCGACAAAGATTCATATATTTTTGCAGCGAAATACTCTCCTTGTTTTTTCGCTCTCTTGGATTTGGAATAAGCCATTTAGTTATACAGAGATGTTTGTGCCTGCTCCTCTTCCAGAAGCACCTTGAGAAGCAATTCTCAAAGAAGCTTGTGTGGTTTTTGCAGATCTAGTTCTAGCTTTCTTTGTATTAACTGCTGCTGTTCGTCCTGCTTTACGATCTTGAGCAAGAATCTTTAAAGAACCAGTTACAGCCCTTCCTCTTGCTCTAATTCCTGCAAGTTTTGATTCCTGTTCTGCTCTTAAGCCTGCTCCTGTTGACTCTTGTTCAGATAAAACTCTTGCTTGATCTGCTTCCATTTTCTGCAATTGCGCTCGTTGTTGAGCGGCAGTTGCTTCTCTAGCTCTTGCTAAAGCAGCTAATTCTTTTCTTCTTTGTTCTGCCTTACGGTCTGCTTCTTGTTGCGCTCTTTTTGCTGCATTTTCAGCAGCGGTTACGCCAGAAACATCTTTAACTGTATTTTTAACCTTCTTTGCTCCATAACTAACAACATCAGTTGCGACATTTGCCACACCTCTAACAACATTGGTTACGGCTTTTACAGGATTACCAGAACACATTAGTAATTACCTCCAGAAATATTGAGGCCAGCGCCAGCAGATGCAGGAGCAGCAGCTTTACCAATCTTTAAAGTCTTAGTTCCAGTCTTTTTCTTTGTTCTTGCCGCAGTTGTTTGAGCGCCTTCTGGCATCTCAGTTTCTTGAACTGTTGTTGCATAAGCAGTTGTCTGTTGAGCAGCGGCAGCAGCGGCAGCAGCAGTTGCTTCATTCGCCAATCGTTCCTGCAAATCAGCCGTATCTTGATTCGCCTGGTCAATTTGTTGTTGCAACTGAGTCTGGAACTGACTTTGTTGATCAGAAATCTGTTGCTGGAAAAGATCTAATGATGCTTGGTTTGCATCAATATCTTCTTGACTTGGCCCCTGGTAGACAATATTTGGGGCTTTTGCTCCAAAGCACATAATGAAACCTCCTTAAGTGATGTTTAGGCCAGCGCCAGTAGCCTGCGTTTTGGCAACCTTGCGACCAATACGCAAGCTTTGTTTCCCTTTCATTTTTTGTAGTCCTCTATCTCTTGCTCCAATCGTGAAATTCTTTGCTGATTCTTCTGGTGGTGGTGGGCCAGCCATTTCAGCAAGCATCCTTGCCTGACGATCTACATTTTCCGCTCTAATTCTTGCTTGTTCATTAACTTTCGTAAGAACAGACTGCTTCTCAAGCCTTGCTGTATTTAGTTGTCCCTGAACTAATCTTGTTTCATTATCAATCTGCCTTTGAATCGCTTCTTTCTGCAAATTAAATTGCTTATCGTAAGCGTTGTAATCAGGTTGAGTAATTGTTGCTCTGCCGCCACCAAAACACATCAGACCACCTCCGTACTTAAAGGATTCTGAGACTGTTCTTCATATTGGTTTTGAAGCCAACGAACAACAGAGACTTGCCCTGAGCGATACCACACTTCTTTATCAGACAAATTAAGGTCAGGAGCTTTGTCAGGAAACTTTTCCTTCAAAGCCGCAACCAATTTAATATCAATAGGTGGAAGGAAAGTCACTCTAAGGGGTTGTAATACTCTTAAGAATATCGGTAAAAACGCTTTTTTGTAACCTTTGTTTATGATGTAATTAAATATATACGCCCTTGTAGAATGAAAGACATCACCGAACAGTTAGCAAATATCCATGAATTAGTAGTCGAGCAGGTCTTAGAAGACCTCCAGAATGGAGATCGAAAGGCAAGACAAGAAGCAATGCAGCTTCTAAAACAAAATAATGTAACTGCTACAGCAGCAGAAGGTACGACACTAAGAAAACTACAAAATAAATTAGATTTTTCAGGTATGGCAGATAAAGTTGTACCGCTTAAACTCCCAGACTCCGTTTCTTAAGTCCTCCATAAGCCTTTCCTGCTACTTGTTTTTTCGTCCAACCCATGCAAATTGAGTCAATCGATCCAACTGTGTCGTCCATCCAGGCTTCTAGCTCTGCTTCTGCAAGTGCATCTGCTCTGGCACGTTTTTGTACCTGCTGATCTAGCGCTGCGCTTTCGACAAAAAAACCAACTGCTATTGCTAAAGCATCTAAACGATCATCAAAAGAGAGGCAAGCTCTTTCTTGGGTGAGTCTTGAACCTTGAAAAAATAAAGAACGACTATATCCATGCTCAGGATCTTCATCATGCAACCGATAATCCTGTTTTACGACCTTACTTGTAACAATTAATCGATGCTGTTGTATCAGAGGGCCAAGAGTATCGCAGAGGCGTTGTTCTTTACGAGTGTTATGTCTTACTTCTTCAATTGTTACAGGATGTTCTCTCATTAAGTGTGGTTTTAAGAGGGCGGAGAACATTCCATCACCCATATTTGATTCAGCAACGACATAGTTAACTTCCCATTTCTTAGCAACCTTAGATAAGTGCATTAAAACTTCATCGGCATAACCAAGAGTGGAACCCCCACTCTCTAAGAGGAACATATTTCCATTTAATTCTGCTAAAACTGCCCACGCTAGTTCATCTTGACCACGGCCAGCAGGATCCACCGCTAACACACAACGCCAGTGTTCATCTCTAGTCACCCAACCATTATGAAAGATTGGCTTGTGATAAAACCTATCGGCACCCATCCCAACGCATACCAAATCCTGTAACCGTTGATCTGGTTGATTCGACCAAACAACAGTTTCAGGAAGGGCTGTTCCATCTATATCCATCACCATCAAATCACCAAGACGAATAGGAAATCTATCGAGATTAGCTAGTCTCGTATTGAGCATGAATTGCAACTCAAAAGAAGCCTTTGTCATAGAGGCTTTTCGCTGGAGGATGTCTTCGTGACCAAACCTTTCTGGATCCGTAGGCTCCTCCTGGAGAGCGATGTCCGAGATGACCTCCTCTTGGATCGCAGGGTCGAGGTTGCCCTCGTAGCAATCAAAGTCCTTGGGATACAACGCAGGCCAGTATCTAGCCGAATAGTTCCTTTCTCTTACAAGACGAAGATAAATTGATGTCTCAGTGTGAGGCGTACCTAGATAAATAATCTTCCGAGGTAATATCTGATCTTCATCAGGTTTAATGATTGATTGTATTTCTTCTACAGCATGAGCAACTCTTTCTTGCTTTAACTGTGTAATGACATTAGCCAATGTCTCTACATCATCAAGAATTGCACAAGTACATCTTTGTCCTGTTGTCTGCCCCATAATCCCCATCGAACGGACAGACGGAGACTGTTCTTTGCTACCAGGGCCAACATCAAAAGCTACATTACTAAACCTATCTGTTGTTCCAGGCATTAGACACTCAAGAATATCTACTTCTCCAATACATCTCAACATAAATGCAGAAAAGTCTGTTGCCTTCACTGCCGTTGCAGAGACAACAAGAATCTTTTCATTAGGATCAACCCTTAAACGCCATAAAGCAT